CGACCATGAGCAGTCATATATTCTTCATTATCTTTTGATTGAGATGCCAGATACAAACCACCTTTAGTTTTCATTTTAACTTGATGAGGTTGTACTAATACTTTCCAGTTCAATGGTTTTGGAAGTTGATGCGAACCAATTGTCTGTTCAGTCGATTCGTCTTTAAATATTGCATGGTGATGAGTCATGTTATTCATCCTCTTTATCTAACTTTTTCATTGTATCATCGATAATTTCAGAAGCTTGAGTTAATCCCTCTGCAATACCAACGTGTTTTTGATATGATTCAAAATCGGAAATACGACCTTCAATCATCCCCTTCGCTATTTCTAGCTTCTTCTGTTCCAGATTTTCTTTTATTTTCTGCAACAGGTCTGTTATCGTCATTTTTTACACCCCCTGACATTGAAACACCAGTTACGTGTATGACTACATCTTTTTTATTGTCAGTCATTAATAACCCTTTTTCTTTCCACCTTTTTTCTTACCACCTTTTTTCTTTGTGCCTTTATGCATCATTTTTTTAGCTCCTTCTAAAAGTTTTGAAAATTTTGATCGTAATAACATAATGACACAAAGATAACATCTATAAAAAATATTTCAAGTTTTAAAATCTTTGTCAAGTGCTAGGGATAAAATAAATTTATAATAAATTAATACAATCACTTATATTGTTAAAACTTGACAAACAAAACGAATCACTATATATTAGATTTATAAATTTTTAGAAAGGAAACTAATTAGGAGTTCTTTATGGACAATCAATACTGGAATTTAAAAAAGATCGCAAATGCTTGTGGTCTTAAACTATTTAGACATTACTATGATGATGTCGATAACTTTGCTTATACTTTGTTTCGTATTGGCGAAACTCCAGATGATGCGATTGCAACTTGTAGCGATTTAGATCGTGTCGCTGAAGCACTTTGCAATCATATTTTGCACAAGACAACTGCTGACGTTAATCGTGGCATTTATCTTCATAAAGAAAAAGGTATTGAGAAATACCGATAACTTTATTCTGGTGTCTTGCCATCGTCAACAAATGGTAAGACACCAAGTGGAATACCGAACTTTAAATTATTAATATCTTTTAAAAGAGGATCAAAAATAGCACTTGTATATCTAGCAGATTGTGGGTTCTGAATTAATACTCTTTCATCTTGTGGTTTATCAATGTCTGAAAAAACAATGTCATCATCTCTAATCGGACCTGAACTTTTTGGAATACCAAGTGATTGATTAATATTATCTTGCAAATCATAAACACTACCTTTTGCACCACGATCAATAATATTTTTAAAATTTAAAATTCTTGGTTTTCCATCTTCTTCTCCTACTCTTCTTAAATAATAGGATATACCATCAGTTGATAGTTCATTATCTATTTTACCTTTTACTAATTCTGGAAAAGTTTCTTTAAATGATTTTTCTGCACCACCATCAATTGAAACAGTCATATCATCAACTTTTAATTGATTAAAGTTTTGGCCTTTTGCATCTATTGTTATTTCTTGTTGTCCTAATCGTTTGCTAGTGACCAACTCTGCTATTTCACCCCCTACTGGAATGTCAGTGTATGTAGATGCAATAAAAGGTGACTTAGACATATAAACTTCTTCACCTAATGTGCTTCCAAGTTCTTCAGGATCATATTTACTAAATCTACCTCTATAATAAATATCATCAACATCAAAACCAAGTTCTATAGCTCTTTGCATTCTTGATTCTTTATCTAAAGGTAAATCATAATTTTTATAAAGATAATCATAATCTAATTTTTGAGCTAAGCTATTTACAAATCTTTTTTCATTATCATTAAGAACTCTATCTTCTTTTCTAGCTTGCTTAATAAAATCTAAAAAGAATTGTGTTTGTAGTTGTTTTGGATTTAAATCTTTGTGTTTATTTTTTGTTTCAGTATATATATCATCAGTTGTTTTAACTGCTCCTT